TATTCTCATTGTGAGCTTATCGTAGATGGTTGGATGTATAGTTCAACAGTACATGATGGTGGAGTTAGATGTAAGCTACAAACTTACCTTAGAGAAGAAGATTGGGATATTATACCAATTAACTTCAATAATGGTGAAAGTATTCTAAAGCATTATGTAGATACTAAAGATCATCCTTATGGTTGGCGTGACCTATTCCAGACTCAAGTCTTTGGAAGACGTACAGCAGATGATAAGGGTGATTTCTGCTCTGAATGGTGTCTTGCAGCTTTAGGATTAGATAGCCCATCTAGTTATAAAATACATCAAGTAAAAGGGATTGTAGAATGGGCAAACTCACTCTATCCCCACACATAAAACAATCTATTTATAAAGCCCTTGTCACGGTAAATGACAGGGCTTTTTCCCTTATAACAGTATTTGCTATCAGCGCATGTATAACAATGTTAGATGCAGCTTTTAGTATAAGCAACAGAATGAATACATTAGGGTATGCTTTTATAGCATTAGCTGTGTTAGTAATCTCTACAACCTTATCTTCAACCTGTAAGGGTTCTAGATGGCTGAGATTGTTTAGTGCAACTATCTGTGTATTCCTATGGTTATTTGTAGCACAATTAAGCGGAGTATTTACAAGTGGTGTAGCTATCTACTCAGCAGTATTCTACGCTGTATTATTCTGGTCAAATATAAATCTATTAGGAGTGTTTCTGAATGCAAGGAAGTGAAATTGCTGCTTACGCTGCTACAGGAGCACTAGGGCTATTTACTTTAATTAAAGGTATTAGTCATATTATCCGTGGCTGGAATGGTGACAGAAAAGAAGATAAAGCAGATAAGAGTGTTGGGAATCAGCTTGATCTTCTAGAGAAAGAGAATAAAGACTTACGTGAAGAGAATACTCGTTTACGTGATGACTGGAAGAAACTAGCTAAAGAAGAGGCCGCATTGTCTGCTGAAATCCAATCCTTGAAAGTGCAAGTAAAAGAACAGAATGAACGTATCTCTAACCTATCAAGATTGATTGTACATCTTGTTAAGGTTCAAGGTAAAGACTTACCACCAGAGGTAGTATTATCTATCATTTCTCCAATGAGTGAGAATGATTAATGAAGGAACTAAAAATGATTATTAGTGAAAACTGTGTAGAGCTTGTAAAAGCTTTTGAAGGATTTCGTGGGGAAGCTTACAAATGTCCTGCTGGTGTATGGACAATTGGATATGGACATACAGAAGACGTGCAGCCCGGAGATAAGATGACAGAGCATTGTGCTAAAGGGTTGCTACGAGAAGAATTGACAGCGTTTGCTGCTAAGGTAGATAAGCTAGTTAAGAAGCCTACACAGAATCAATTTGATGCCCTTGTAAGCTTCGCCTACAACGTTGGCACAGGTGCCCTTAGTGGTAGTACCCTGTTGAAGAAACATAACGCTGGAGAGTACCTAGAAGCTCAGGAACAGTTCCTTAAATGGGATAGGGCTAATGGGAAGGTATTAGCGGGACTAACCAGACGTAGAGCACATGAAGCTGCTTTGTATGGGGAATAATCATGACATTAACCGAACGCTTCTCTGGTCTTATTCTAGACCGTAATACAGGGAGAGTGGTAGGAACTAAGTTAGCATCCGTAACAGGGCATCTTTTGATGTCCCTGTTTTTTGCTTACCACAATTATAAACACGGATTTAATGGTGAACAATGGATGATTTACGGTTCTATTGTAGCAGGACATAAAACTGCTGAAAAATTAATCGGATTGAAATGGGGTGGTTCTTCAGCTACGCCTAAGAACAAGGACTAAAAATGATCCCACTATTACTAGCAAAACTTGGTACAATTAATTGGTTGACTATCGCTAAAATTGGTGCTATAATTTCCCTTATGGGAGCAACAAGTTACATCACTTGGACTATCGCTCAACATGACATTGATAAAGAACGTTTAATGGTAGCTGAAGCACAGTTTCAAGCAGAACGCCTAATGACTAAGAACTATCTAACAGATGTAGAGCACGCTAGAGAAATTGCTTATGGTGCTGCTATCGCTGATAGGAAATTAGAAGCCAGAGTAAACGTTATTCTAAAGGAGCATTCCAATGCGCCATCTCTACCTACTAATTGTGTCATTGACACTAACGGGGTGCAGTCTCTTCATGACGCAAGAGAAGCAGCCATTACAGCAGCAAATAATTCAGCCACAAGCAAATCTAACAATTGATTGTATCATTCCTCCTGAGATTCCACAAGCAGGAAGTAGTTACAGAGACTTAGAGTCTTGGGGTATTAAGACATTAGAAATATGGGCTAAGTGTGCTAAGGATAAGAAAGCCTTGGTGGATAGTTGGCCTAAATAAATTAGACCTGTTGGCCTAAGGAGATTAAATGAATTACCAATTATTGAAACAAGAGATTGTTGACGACCCACTCTCTCAAGGATACTCAGCCTTCCTTCCTGATAGTACAGGATGGGTAGCAAACATACTAAATGAACGTAAGTTCCAAGCATTTAAGACTAGAATGGTGACAGCCAGAGGGATTATGGCAAGCTACGGAATTGGCCCAACTCAAGGAGCTTTGTTTCTAGACAAACTTGAATCTCTTTCGGCAAATATTCCAGCTTTAAAGTGGGCGATGAAATTCCTACAACAAGAGACAGGTCTTGACGTAGGGGAGCCAGCCACACAAATAATGCTTACCTCTTTAATAGGGGTTGGTGGTATTACACAAGCTGAAGTAGACGGTGTAAAAGCAATGGCTATACAACCAGCAAGTAGAGCTGAAGTGTTATTTGGAAGTGACGTTATTGTAACAGAGCATGATGTAATTAAGGCGATGGAGGTATAACATGGCAACTATAAAACAAATTGTAGGGACTCGCACGGCGCTGACAACATCGGCGCTCAACTCGCTGGCATCGACCACATTTGTCAGTGCAGGCACGATTACGCATAGCACAAACCAGCCGCTGGATGTGCTGGTCGAGGTAACGGCCACACCGGGCACAGTCAGCGGCAACAAGCAGCTGGTCGTGTTTGCAAAAGTGTCGTTGGACGGCACGAACTACAGTACAGGCCCAGAGAGCGGTACAACAACGACCGACGAACCCGATTTGTACTACGTCGGCACAGTTCCGCTCAACACCAGTTCGGCTGTGCAGACCAAGACGTTTTCATTGGCTGCGGCGCTCGGCGGCACGCTGCCGTATGCGAGCAAGATCATCATTAAAAACGATTCCGGCGCGGCGCTGGCAGCATCCGGCAACAGCGTGTACTACAGCGAGATCAGTGCGACGGTGGCGTAAATGCAGCCGATCTCGTCGAATTACAGATCAACACCGCCATCGTCCGCAGTTCAAGTCAATCACGGAAACCCGATTGCTAGGGGTCTGCAGCGAGCGTGGTTTGCCTCTACAGGTATTGACCACGTTTCCGGCGTTCCGGCAGTCAACTCGGCCGCCACGCATAATGTTCCGGGCCAAAATCAGTTCGGTGCCACGCTGCGCTGTTCCGGCGCACAAGCGATGGAGTCGTACACAGTTCCGCACATTACCGCGATGGATGGCGGTAGGGAAGTTACCGTATTCACAGTATCGACGACGAATTCGGGTGCGGAACGACCACTGGCCGGTGTGTGGGGGGCCGCCGGGTCCAGGCAATTTTATCTCGCCATCGACTCGTCTCGCCGCCCGTTGGTAGCAGTTACAGACGGGTCTACAAACCGAGTCTATGCGGCTGATGTAGCAACAACCCCTGCTGGCAGGCGGGTTACTGTTGCTGGCGGGTGGAAGTCATCTGGCGATGCCTGCAGCATATGGTTAAATGGTTCGCCCGTCGCCGGGACAAAGACTGGCACGGCCATTTCTGCAATGCCAACGGTGTCAAACCTTTTATCAATTGCGACACAAGGCACTGGTGAGGCCCAAGCACTGAGTGGGGACATTGAGCTTGTCCTGGTTTTTAACCGGTTACTTAGTGACGCAGAGATACGATCACTGTCGGCCAACCCGTACCAGATACTGCGCCCGGCCAATGATCGACTGTGGCTGGATGTTGTTTCAAGTGGTGTTTCTTCTGTTGACACATCTATAAATATCAACTTCAATCTACTTAACTCCACCCAAGAAACTTCTACTAGCTCTTGGAATGTATTAACATCTAGTCAGTCTTTGTGTTCTCCATCCTATAACATACTCAACAGTGTTTCAGAAAACAAGAGTGTGCAGTGGAATACTATTGTATCTATAAATGTTCCTGCTGATTTTTCTTGGAGCACCTTATCTACTGTAAATGGTCAACAGACTCTAGGGTGGAACTCTCTTGTGGATGTAATATCTAACAAGCCGTTAGAGTGGAGCACTGTCACATCTGTTGCTACAAACAAAGGTGTAGATTGGAACATATACAACAGTACATCTCTTCAGTTATCAACGGATTGGCAGATTTTACAAAATGCTGTAGCAAATAAAACAATAGATTGGGATATCCTTTCTAATACACTTACTGCACAGTCAAGTGTAAACATTGAATATAGTGTTCTTCAGAATATTTTTAACTCTCTTTCTGGCAACTGGAATGTTCTTACAAATAGTGTAGCTACAAGCGATTTACAGTGGAACGTGCACAACAATGTTCAGAATAATTCTTCGTTGTTGTGGAGTATTTCAAGTAATGTTACAAGTGATTTAAATGTCATTAGTTCTATTCTTGGCACATCTACAGAAGAACTCTCTGTTGTCTGGAACAGTGCGGGAGTTGTTAATACTTCCCTTAATATACAATATTCAATTTTAAATGGCTCAAGTGTTGTTATTGCAAAAACCATTGTAGTAAAGAAACAAGACAAATCAATTATTCTTTCAAAACAAGACAAATCAATTATTCTATAAGGAAATAAAATGCCTATCATTTCAACAGATATTCAATACCGTCTTTCAGGTGGGGCTGCTAATAGCGATCCAAATGCTTCACTAGGCGGTGCTAAGAGTTCTAACACAGTAGGTGCGGGCCTACACAATCTATTTGATGTTGTAGGGTCTGCTGAAGCAGCAACAGGGGATACTGAGTATCGTTGTGTATACGTACACAACAATCATGGTACGTTGACAATGCAATCTGCAAAAATTTGGATTTCAAGTAATACCCCTTCTACAGATACTTCTGTAGAGATTGCTCTAGGGAGTAGTGCTGTCAATGGTACAGAAACTTCAGTAGCTAATGAGAATACAGCCCCTAGTGGCCCTACATTCTCTGCTCCAGCGTCTGAGGGGGCTGCTCTGAGTATCGGTGATATTCCAGCAGGGCAACATAAAGCTGTCTGGATTAAACGTATCATCAACACAGGGGCGGCTGCTTACAATAATGATACAGCTACTCTTACAGTGAAATGTGATACAGCAGCGTAAGCGGAATACTGTAGCGTAAGCGGAATACTGTTTAATTAATGATTGAGAGGTGAAAACCTCTCTTTCTGAAATAGAAAGAATAGAATGACAACTTTTCAGAATGTATGGCCTGTTAACGAGCTAGGGGAGATTGTAGCTGCTACTGGCGTAGGTAGCTCTAGTGTTACAGGGTTTGTAAATCAGGATCAGATACCAACGGACAGCAGTGGTAAGGTGAAGATCGCTGGTATGGCCCAGCTCGTCACGGCTGGGGGGGTGCGCCGACTATCTGACGGCGCAGTGATAGTGCCGGGCGCGGCGTTAGTCGTAGCCAATTTTAGCCCTGTTGTACGATCTTCTGTTGGAGACGCAACTGATACAAATTTCGTAACTCTTGCCACGTTTTCCGTACCGGGGGGACTGCTCGGCCCTAATGGTTGGCTTGAAATATTTCTCAACGCATCTTCAAGCATTAATACACTAACAAAATCCGTCTCTGTATATGTTGGAGGTAATAATATTGCTGCACCAACGATCCCTTCAAATCAAACCAGTCTCGGTTGGACCAATTATGTTTTCAACACAGCTTCTGAATTGAGTCAGAAATGTGCCAACATTGGTTCCACCCCATTTGGATCAACAGCTAACCCAAATATCAACTTGTCAGTAGATACGCGAGTAAACTTTGATGTTGCGATCAAGGTCAAGTGGTCTGCCCAAGCAGCATCTGGAGGTGCTGACACAATTACACTGAATGGCTATTACATCAAGGCGCACTACGCACCATGACAACTATTTCAGCTATATCGGACGGATTGGGCGGATATAAACCGTCATACTGGCCTGATGGTTATCTCGGGGCTGACTACAATGGGACGTCGTATTGCTTCATTACGCCTGAAGATATGACAAACCCCGACGCAAGAGTTCTGGCCTCACCCTCTCAGCGTATTGTGCAAATGGTGCAAACACCAATCTTGATTCCTAGTGACTTTTTCGGGATGCACTTTCACCGCATTTACAATAACACTACCGCTTGGCCTACAGACCTTCGCCCTGCGCGAGTTCGGGGGCATGATGCAGGAATCCGCTGGCAGGAGATACAACCAAGCAACTCAGGCAGCTATGACTGGGGAAGGGTGGATACCTGGTTGAGTAAGGTCGAATCAATGGGAGCAATGCCCGTATTCACCGTATTCGGAACTCCTGCGTGGGCAAGTTCAAGACCTGCCGAAGCAAGCGCCTACGGTATTAACGGGCTTGCAGCAGAACCCACAAATATGAGCGACCTTGCCAACTTTGTTACAGCAGTTGCTAACAGATATGGTACTCGTATTCCTTTCTATGAAGTCTGGAATGAACCTAACTTGACAGGGTTTTATACGGGTACGAGAGCAAAACTGTGTGACATGGTGAAAACAGTAAGTCAGGCGGTTAAGGCAGTGACCCCGACGGTAAAAGTCATATGCCCAGCAATTACGTCGTTCACTGAAAATGCAGGATCATCTGGCGAAGTCTACCTGACCGCAATGCTAACTCAGCAGGATACAGCCGCCACAGGAACAATGCTGAATTGGATAGATATTATCGGGGTACATCTCTACAGAAATGCAATGGTGTTCCCTATTTATCAGATGGTACAACGCATAAAAAATGTAGTTAGTGCAGCAGGGTATGGCGCACTTGAAATATGGGATACGGAGTCTGGTATTTTATCTCCATTCCCTACTTCTTTTTCCGATGAAGTTCATCTGCAAATTCTTCAGAGAAAAATCGTGTCTGTGGCCTGTTCGGGAATTAAGGCGCACTTCTGGTATTCGTACGATAATGGTGATATGGGCTTTAAAGGTAAACAAAAAATAATTGACGCATATATGCGAGTATCTGATTTTCTCGCCGGTAAAACCATTATTTCAGCAGTGCAGATTATGGACGGTACAACTGAGGTGATTCGAGGAGATGGTGCGATACTGGTAGTGTAGCCAGTTGCATTAACACCCACCCCAACCCGCTTCGGCGGGTTTTTTCATTTCTGGACTGGAACGGCAAACGCTTCGACATCCACAAAGTCAATTGCAGTTTAAAAATACAAAAGCCCCTTCCGAATGGATAGGGGCTTTCTTTTTTGCTTATTTCTTTTTCTTAGCTACAGGAGCTTGTACAACAGGCTTATTACGTTTGTCCTCTTTCTGCTTAGGAGGACGTTTAGCTCGTTGCTCACTGTAACGCTTACGAGCTGCTTCCTTCATTTCTTCAGGAATAGTGTACACGTCAGTTTGTGTACGCGCTGCATATACTTTAGTTGTCATTTAAACTCCTTTGTTGTTTGCAAAATAACTAGCTAATCTTACCATCGGACTATAATCGGCATACATACCTTCGCCTCTGCGTTTAACAGTGTTAGGAAGAGTGTCTAACAGAATATGCACTTCTTCGACTACATCTTTAGCACCTTGATAATAGCCAAGGTACAAGTCTTTTGTTTTAGTAACACCTGCAAGTTGCGTCTCTAGTGCAGTAATTTTCTCATTAGCTGCTTTAAGTTGTGTAGATAGTGCTGGAGCTTTAGCCATTATAGCCCCGCAATCTCAATAGCACCTTGAGTAGTGCGTTCTACTTCATCTTTACTGTCTTTGTAGTAGATAGAGAAGCCACTCTTAAGAGATTTAATATCTTCTTTCTGCTCTTTAGTATCAAGACCTAGACGATCAATTAGTGCTTCAAAGATTGCTTTATGTTCCTCTTTAGCAGCATCAATCTTACGAGCAAACTCACAGTATTCTGTACGAGCTTCACGGATAAAATCTTGTTGCTCTGGTGTATAAATTTTAGTCATTTTCTCTCCTTGTTAATTAAAAGTCTAGCTGATCTTCAGCTAAATCATCTGTTACTACATTTAACGCATAGTTATTACCATCTAGTTCTTGCATGGCATTTTGGAACTTGTCGATATCAATCCAATTATCCATCCATTTCAGAGGATTGTCTACAATGCGTTTGAATTTAATTTCACCTGTAAGCCCTAGCCCGTCATACACAGCTTGAGCATTGTAGTGTACCCACTCATTCAGAAGTGTTTCATTTAATCCTACAATACTACGACCCTCATCAAACAAGTAATTGCTCCAAGCTTCTTCCTGAGATACTACTTCTTCGATCATCTCAATAATATCTTGTTTGCACTGTTGCATCGCAATCTTACCACGTTCTGTTTGCATTTCAATATTCAATACTTCAGCGTCTAGGGCGTAATGACAGAAAATTTCATCCAGCATGATCTTCTGCACCTTCTTACCAATACTCTGAAAGTACCCTTGCTCACATACTGCAAAAGTAGCTGCAAAAGATGCCATGAATTGTAGACGCTCTAGGATGTACAATGCCACCATACCCTTAAAGACAGTGTTGTATGTTTCTTGACTCTTGCCAATAATTCCTAGTGTATACTCTGCTCCTGCCTTTTGTAAAGCGTCAAAGACAGAGACAACTTTAACAGCACGTTGGATAGTTTTCTCATTCTCTACAGAGAGCTTAAACACCTCTTCTGGATTAGACACACATTGTCGTACAATTTCAGAGTAAGAAAGAGCATGGATACAATTCCCTGACACACTAACACAATCGTTATACCTTACAAGAAAAGCCCCAGTTGGTACAGTTAGACAGTAAACCTTCCCATTGTATTCTTCAACGTCTTTGTTAATGTTTTGACCTGATCGCTTGTCACCTTTTACCCACGACACAATATGGGAATCATTAAATGACTCTTTTCTGTCGTCAGTCCGAATACCGTAGTGTGTTTTATAACCCCCCAAGTGTGCAATAGCTTGTACTACCTTTGCATTTTCCGGGACTGTGGTTGAATAGTAAACACATCCACTTTTCTGTTTTGAACCATCCCATTCAACCACTTCTTTAAGAAAGCCTTCACACCACTGACAACTGATTTTAGAGAAGTCTACCCAATCAAATCGTTTTACGTTTACAAAATCCTTCAGAGGAAGATTTACTTTAAACCTTCGGCAAGGTTTCTTGTCAGGGTTTGTAGGGGTTTCTGTCGTCAGTTCAATAATTTCAAGATTTGCTAATTTACAAATATCAAAAAGTCGTTTGATTTTTCGTAGTTTTGAAAATCCAAACCATACGGGGATTGTCCCGCATATCTCGCCTGTATACCTGTCACTAACTGTCCCATCTGCCTGTGCTGCAATATAGAATCGCTCTAAAGGTGTAATTTCTGTTTCACCTTTTAGATACCCAGCTACAGGAAAATCAGTAGAGGAAGAATAACTAGACTGTTCTGCTTCCACAAAGCTATGAACTTTTTTCTTTGCAGACCACTGTACCATTCTGTGATTTGGGGTAACTACTTGACAAACGTGTTTCTGTGGATTTGAAAACTTAAACACCTTCCCGTTGTAGCTCTTAACAACAATTGCTGAAGGTTTTACAAAGGAAACTTCCTTTGTAACAGTGTCCCATTGAGCAATCAAATCCTCTGCTGTTACGAGTGAAAAATTCTTCCACCCCTGACTGGTAAGAACTTCTGTACCTTCTACGTGACACTCCATGTTACTGTTCTCCATCAACGCTGCCCACAATTCGCTGTTAGTCACGAATGGAGCAAACAACGGGGCAATTGCACGAGAAGCTACACTGTCCAATACCCACTGGAAACTCAAGTTAAGCAGCATTACATCGTAAATGTTTCGTGGACAAGACAACAAATCTAGGCGAGATTGTTCATGATTAAATTCATTCTCTGTCCATCGTTGTGATACTTGTTGCTTATAAATATCAAAAATCTTTTTATAGTTAAGGTTAACACTGTCATACAATGACATGTCCTCCCCCATAAACAGGGGGTATTGCTTAGTTTTCCACCCACTATTACTAACATTAAATACAGTCATACTTTCTCCTATAATGTACATCCACCGCTATTACAACCTTTTTGATCCTCGACAGCAGTGCTACTATTAACGTAGTAACGTGTCTTTAACCCCATTTTAGTTAGGTATAAGAAATTTGTCAACAACTCCCTTACACCAATATTCCTATCACCTGTATTAGTACCATATTTGATATACAAATCAGCACTAATAGCTTGTCCTGTGAATTTCTGTACTATTGCATATACATCAATCATATCTTTTGTGGAGATATCCCAAGCAGATTCATAATACAACACATCTGATTCTGGTGCAATAAATAAATTCTTATTTGTTCCACTTGTCTTAATAACTTTGATAGCTCGAATAGGGTAAATGCTGTTAGTACCCCCTGTAGCTACGCTACTACTTTCATTTGGCATGAAAGCCTCTAGCACACTATTACGGATACCTCCTTGTTTCATAATATCTTTACGTAGGGTTTCCCAATCATATTTTAACGTATTATTAATAATGCTGTCAACTTCTTTACAATACGTGTCGATAGGCAACCATCCATCTACATACTTTGTTTTATCAATCCACTCACAGTTTCCACGCTCTTTAGCAAGACGCAGAGAAGCTTTGTGTAAGTAGTAGCTATGACGCTCTGCAAGCATATGGATATATTGTTTACTCCCTTTAGAAGAATAGTCGTAACCATTCTTTGCTAGGTCATATGCCATGTTAGTCATACCAACACCGATACTACGACGTTTCTTAGCAGTATACCCTAGCTGTGGAAACGGATAGTCCATAATTTCAATTACATTGTCAATCATCAGTACAGTGTAATACGCAACATCTTCGTAGTCTACCTCTTGAGTATTCCCTAGTACGATTGCTCCTAGAGAGCATAATCCAATTTCACCAGTTCCTACAGAATCTTTATAAAGCTCTGATACACTGGTATATCCTTTTGTTGGCAGAGCGATTTCTTGCGTGTTGTTCAAATGAGGTCGTTAATCTCATTCCGCTTTATTCAAGCTGCTGTATATCCCTATACAGACCAGACTATATCATCACCTTGTTTCTTGATACAAGGGGCCACCGCTTCGGGTAACTTTACCCTACTCCCTTTCGGGATAGTCGTTGCTCTTTACTCTTTTCAGAGTCTTAGATCAGGATTATCTGTCCTAGATTTCCCCTGAGTTCAATGGCTTATTCAATGTCCTTTACAGGACAAGGGTGCTAGACTCAACACAAATTACTACTGTAAATCTTATCCTTAAAAGGAGTGTGTCGATTCATTTCATCTGTCCGATGTAAATACATACGACCAGTTTCCACACCTTCTTTAAGAGCTTTTACAGCAATTTCACGCGCATCTACAAATACTTTATGAATATTGGTATTTTGCTCAATATCTTGGTATAGCTTGATAAATGTATCTTGATTACCTTCATACATTGCCTCATACAACTCTGGACAACTTTCATAGCTAACAAGCATCCACTTTTCATTTTTAGCTACACGTCTTGCAAACTCTTCGTTATAACCAAATGAGTAGTCAATATCTTTGATGCGTTTTTGTTCTACTGTTTGTACATTCTTTAGTGCTAACAAGTCCATAATTTCAGGGTCTAGGCAATTGAAGTGCATAGTCATTGCACCCCCTCTAGAGCTTTGTAGATTAGCACCTACAACAGATTGACTAACCTTATAATAGGGTAGCTTACCTTGATGTACAACAGCCCCTTGGCGCACCTTAGAACCCTTACTACGGGTCTTAATGTGGCTACCAATACCTGCACTGGCACAAGTCATCAGGTAAGCAATATGGTCTGCTGCTGCAAGACTATCGGCAGTATCTAAGGTAGTTGTTACACAGCAACTTGCATACTGCTTCTTTGGTGTCCCAAGGTTAATACTAAAAGGAGTAGGGGCATTAATCTTCTTATCGCTAAGATAGCTATACAGTTTAACTACATCCTCCATTCTCCGGCCCTTAGGCATCTTTTCCATATTCCCCATCGCCATACGCATATACACAAATTGAGGGGTTTCTTTTACTTTTTTATCTACACGATCAACAATTGCATATTTGTCAACAATTTGTTTAATCTCTGTCAGGTTTGTTTCAAAGTCTTTTGAGTGGTCGATTACAGTTTGTAGGTAGTTTAATTCCTCTTTGCTGTAATCCATTTTTGCCCATAAACCGTTGCTAACCATGTTAGAGTACATTTGTGGTAACGTAGGGATATTATCTAAGCTCCCAAAAGTGTCTTTAATTAATGCCCCAATATATAGCCTACCTGCCATCTTCAGATGTTGAATAGTTTCCATATCTACACAAGCCGCAATCATGGCATTATGTAAATCTTCTGTTGTACAACCATCATAACATTTACGACAAGCCTCTAATACAACACTGCTCCAATCAACATCAATGTCTGCTGCCCATTCTGCCCATTTATTAAGCTTGTCGGCATTAAACGGTTCAATATTACCATTTCGTTTACGGATTGTAGCAACACTCATTCATCACCTCGAACATTCTTACAAATTTCATCTAACTGTTTAATCAGTCTACTATCAGCTTCATATGTTTCCACAACAAGGTCATGGATAATTTCTGTATCAAGCATGGGGAAGCTACCCTGTGCTTCAGATAAATCTACATTACGCCCTACAAGATTACACAGCTCTTTTGTAAGGCTAATGTCTGTAAATGATGTAATAGCAATACGTTCCATTACATCACATGCTTTATTATTTGCCCATTCACGATCTGAACGGATTGTACCATAATAACGATAACCAAGATGAATATCATTATCTAATGTACGGTGCTTCTGAGCCTTGATGTAGAAGCCCTTATTAACATCAATACCAAGCTCGTGTAACACAGGTTTTACAATATCATCTTGATAACGAGGGAGAAGATGAATCTCATTAATCCCTTCATGACCAAGATAATTTAGGCATTTAATTACATCCTTCATGCTGACAGCTTTAGCCATTAGACAAGCCCTCAAAGAAGGTTGCTGGAACTAAATCTGCCAAAACAACAGGTTGAAAGTCAACTGGCTTACGTGTTTTCATGTTAGAGTCTTTAATAACAAATCGCCCATAGTCAGCATTACGTGTCACTGTCAATCCATTGTTCTCATACCAATTATAATCTTGCGGAGGAATAGCAGCAGGGAACTTTTCCATATTATTCTTACATACCCGCATAAGAGCTTCTTCTACATTAAACCCTGCTACTTTCAGTTTCTGTAGAAAGCCCATTGTCACTACAAACAAATCACAAGCACCATCTAGTAGTTCTTCTTCGTAATCTTGAAGGAACACCTGAGAGTTATCCTGATATGCCTTTTCCAGAGCTTCTAGGGACTCTAGGTACTCTTCCCAGATAAGGGATAGGGATAGGTCAACCCCCTTCACCATATCGCCTTGTAGCTGCCCTGAAATGTCATTAAACTCATGTACACTATCAAAGGCTGCTGCAATTGCATTGGAATCAATTTTATTCATATATTCTCTCTTTCTTATTGTTGTTAGAAGCTACTGTTATAATGAAGCTTAAAGCTTTCAAGCCATCGTAGTAACATTAGTTTATCTTTATAGCTTGTTACTACGCCGAATGTGATGTGTTCTTCATCACGTGTTTCTACATCAACAAGGTCAATACCAAATTTGGTAATGTACACTTCCATGAAATCACTGTAATCAATGATTGTGTTATTCAATTCTTTCAACGGGGTGAAAGCCACTTGCCCGTTAGGAAATAGGTGTAGAGCGATAGGGTGATTCCCTAGCTGCACTTGCCACATACTAATCATTTATTCTCCTTATATTTATCAGTAAGGTAATTTAAGCTAACAGGCATTGGTAGTGCAAATCCGTTCTCAACCTCATGCAACATAACAACACCCCTAAAATGGTTATTACCCTGCCAACCCTTAAAGCGTTCGTCAAATGGGTAACAATTATGGTGTACAAAGCCATCTACAATCATAGTTTTTTCGTCAACTGCAATTCTTACAATATCCATCTCTCCGATTGGCTCAATACTAACCACAGTTGGATTTTCAGAACTTGTAGTTTTCAATGCTCCCAAGTGTTCTGGCAAAAACTTAGATAAAAGTCTAACAGGTCGAATAGAACCTAATAACTTTGCTATATTTTTTACCCCACCCTTTACTTTTACCTCACCAACATCGCGCTTACACGCAATTGAGTAGTTTGGCACTAAATCTAACTCTTTAAGAGTTGCTTTGATTTTTTCTAAAACCAAACCTTCTTTCTGGTACACAGACATTTGAGCACAGATGGCATTTCCAGATTTTCTTGCGGAGTAAGAACCCTCCCCGTCATATATCCCTGATAACCAGCCTGCATTAAATGACGTAGCCGTATCCCATGTATCTAAAACTTTAGGTATTCTTGTACCTTTTCGCAATTGCCAAGTTTCTTTCCATAGGTACATACTACCAGTCTTAACAAGCCATTTATGATCATTTGTAACCTTAAAAATTGTACCATCTGATAGTGTAACTTTAAAGACAGTATCTTTCTCAAGTTTATGTGCAAGTACTTTACCAGTTTTAAATCTACGGTTAGTCTCACCCTCTGGCGGAAATTCATCAATACTAACAATTTCCTCCCCAACCTTTACATCTCCCAATGGAATGTATCTAAGATCACTAGTCAACACTTTATGATCTGGCGTCAGACAAGCCCCTACCACAACACCAAGTTGATGACCTCCATCAATAGTAGGACGAATGGCAATATCCAGACACTGCTTATGACCTACAACAAAGCTCTTGCCTACCGTTTTAAGTTGGTTCATAGCTGTACCTCCATAAGGTTTGCTAGAGAACGGATTAGCTAGATAATGCACAAAATATATGCCATTAATCTCTACAGGTTTAAGAAATGGATGCACAATCCATCCATATTTTTCAAGACATAGGAGTTCAGTTCCAACAAACCCAGCAAGCTCTGGAGTATCTTCTGCAAGTCGGTCATAGCGTGATTCATGATTTCCTGTGCAGAAATGTAACTCAGGTAAATATATCTTTTTCTTGTTTGCTTTCTGTTTATCTTGTAACTTCTTTAATGGCATGAGAAGATTATCCATTCCCTTAACACCAGCTTCAATGTCAGCTTTAAGCCTACGCCCCTCAAAAGATTTCTTACCTTTGTCATAGCTACTCAGGCTAGGAAAATCAAAATGATCTCCAATATGTACAACAACATCAGGACGTTTATCTACAATATATTTACCAATAGCAGACATATAACTTAAATCTTCTTCTGGCTTACATTGTGTATCTCCTATGACAAGAATTCTTTTACCAGCCATATTTAGCTTTCAATTGTTCAAATCTTACACGATCTTGCTGTTCAATATTTTCTTTAACTTTCTCACTAGCAGCAATACGTTGTGCATATTCTTCATCAGTTTCTTCACGATACCAATAAATACTGGTAACTACCCCTGAACTATCAGAGTCAAATTCTACAGTAGCGTTAGAAGGTGTTCCATCTTTTAGGAGCCTATTAAAATAGAAGAGAATTTCTTCAATAGTTTCCCCATCTAAATCTTTATATTCATTTGTGTATTTTCTCAATTGAGCCTTCACAGCTTCCCCTTCCAAATTTCTTCACCAAGCTTGTCAGCTTGTTTTGTCAATGTTTCTCCGGGTTCATACCAACCACATTCCCGTGTTGTAATTACCTTGTCACCTGACTTAAACTTGTTCATTCTTTCCTCCTAACAAGCTTGCCCTATAAGCAGCTTTCCGTTGTTCAGCATTTTTGAAAGATGTAATTGTAACATCGTCATACAAGGATTGCAAGCATTTCTTTTGTTCATTTACAGAAAGCTTGCCAAACTCTATTACTTTCTTCTCTACGATAGCTTCTTCAAATGTAATACCACGCTTATCTGATAGGGTCTTGAGACGGTGTGCTTCTTTAGATACTAGCTGTAGATCATCATCACATACTAGCACAATATTTTCAATGAATGATTGAATATCTGTAATATCTCTAAGCCTGTTCTCTCCTTGTTTATGGTCTACCTGGATATTAGATAATACATGGTATTCTCCTGTCAAAGCGCATTGAGCACCCCATACTGTAGGTTTATTACCACGAGGATTAGGGTTAGGAATCTGTATACGATTCTTCTTAATAAACTCAAGCTTAATAGGGGATTTCTCCCATAGACCTCTACGAATACCTCCACGTAACCAAGCCATGAAAGCAGCTTTGGTTTTCCATATTGAAGGGTAGGCTTCCCATGGGGATTCTTTATCAGAGGTTTTGCTCACGTTGTCTCCTGTTGGCTCAGATAGTTAACAGCCTTACAAACCTCTTCAAGCACTTCCACATTCTCACAAACAAATGTTTTACCCATAGCTTCTACGAACAACTCTTGCTCTGTAATAACAATCTTTGTATCTCCTACACATTCTAGCATAGACTGTAGGTGTAATACAGCTTCTAGGGTTGTAGCAGGATTATTACAGGCTAGCTCTAATCCTTTTTCACTTAGAATATAATGACGACCATTTATTTCAATACCATACAAAAAGTCTACATTGTTCTCGTGATATCCTTTTGTGACGATTACACCTTCTTCACCTTTAAAAGGTAAACTATCAAGTGAGTATTGATTTAAATTATGCTGCTCTGCCCATTCAAAATATGTTGTGTAAGATTGTGCTACATCAATAACTTTGATAACATCCCCAATGTTGAATTTACTCACTCCACCACCCCAATTCAATAGCTTTCTCTAGAGCTTTAATCAAGTTTTGTGCAGCAGCCTTGCTTGAAATATCTGAGGCTGTTGTATGTTCACTTGCTAAAAAGGCATAGCCGTGCATTTTTACTAAACGTGTTGCTGCAAATCCTGCTTTATCAGCAAATTCAATTACGTCTATCTTTTGTTCTTTGTGTTTACGAATATCAATCGTTACCATACTATTCTCCTTTATTTAAAGCTGTTTAAAACGTCTGTTGCTACTACTCTATCCCCATCGTAGCGCAACATACGAGCCATGTCAAAGCACTCATTCAATACGTAAGCCCAATCAATCAGGATTGTATCTCCTCTCCATCCTGCCACTTCTTTAGGCTCTGGGTATAAGTGCTTGAATACACCTTCAATCGCTTCCCAAGCCTCTTTATCATTCTTACATCCTACTAGAGCTTTATAAGCTGACTGCTCACCCCAAGCTACGTCTGACATGCAATGTGCTTTATAGTTGTCACTATCATCTTGAGCACAGGTTTGGTAATACAGATGGAGCCTACCATAGCCCTTCACTTCTTTCTTTTCGTTAAGGCTTAGTTTACCAAACTTATCGCAATTGATTGTGCCTACTTTGGTAGCAGCGTTGTAATATTTAACAGGGCAAGAATAGAAGTCTTTTTCTGCTGCCAGTAAGATGTTGTTAGGCTGTTTATAGCATTCCATTACACACCTATCGTCATTCTCGATGACAGTTACAATCTCTGCATTATACTTGTCAATCAGATATTCCTCAACATCTTTCAGATACAGTGGCTTTAGTAGGTTAGTACGTTGACCTTTATACTTAAGGAGCGTAGAACGTTCCACACGAAAGCTATCCCCGCGTCCAATGAAAGCTTTATACTTGCTTGTGCCAATACCGGCCAAACCTTGTTTGATCTGATAATCGACTACGTTTGTGCAATTACTGAAGTCTAACTTAGTTTGTACATCTTGGATAGTAAAATCAGTATAAGATAGCTCTGTGTTTTTAGCAAGGTTGTAGTCCCCTAACCATCCTCCGTTCTTGTTCTTACCACGTCCATAGAATTCTGTACGGTTCTTAAAAGTAAGTTCCTCTCCTGTGTGGACATTTGTCACAATAACACTACGTTTTTCTCCACATGCAGCCGCCATGTATTTGATAAAGTCTGCGTCAATAATAGCAGTCTGAAAGTTACTCATTTTGGTTGCCAATCACAGAATACTCCCAATTCTTCATCTTCTACGATTTCTAATTCATCATCTTCAAACAATTCAATAATCTTTGCTACCAATGCTTCATTCATATTTATTCTCCTTATTCCATAAACAGAAAAGCCCTGCTCCTTTCGGCAACAGGGCTTGTAATTATTTATTCCGAAAACATTTCTTTTCAGAAGGGCGAATTTTCTTCATCATCTTCAGCATCTTCTACAGGAGGCTTTGCTTTAGCCTTAGCAGCAGGCTTATCTTCTTGTTCAGCTTTCTTAGCACGAGCCTTTGTAGCGTTCTCATTCTCAGGCTCTGTACGTGTTTCTACGTCATCATCTCCAAACTCTGAACCGGCAGCTTTACCACCTGACGAGATATATTCTTTAAAGTTTTTCTCATCAATACGGATGTTCTGTAGCTGTGCGAATGTACCAAAACCATTCTCTGTAACACGGTAGCTTACATCTGCTACTGTACCATTACTGATTAGACGACTGACAGTGATATCTGTACGTACCTTTACACCATCTTCCATTACATCTAGGAACACTTTAGGACGGTATTTGACATCAAACATTTCACCATCTTTACTAGCGCCCTTCTTCATCTTGATAACATATACCTCGTCACCATCATAAGGGGATTCCATCTTGAATTTTTCTTGAAACTCTTCCAGCTCATATTCTTTAGCTTTCTGTTTTGCAAACTTCTTGTTCCATGCTTTAGCAGTGGCTTTATCTACGATTGCATCTACAGAGTATTCCAAATCTTCTGATTGGTATTTCTTGCTAGGCTCTGCTAGTTTAGCATAAGCCAATGTTACATTTTTCAATACTTCGATTACATTTTGTTTCTTTTCAACTGTTGCCATTGCATTTGCTCCTTATAAGCGATTAGGAAATTGTTGGGCATATGAGATTGTTAAATCTCTCCCTCCTGCTGTGTAACGGCAGCCCTTCCCTGCCTCGTGGTAGTGTTCCTAGTAGCCACTATCTACCCATAGTGTTGCAAGCTCAGAAGAGCGCGTAGCGCCCCTCCTAGCTACATTGCTTAATACTCTAGTATTGCTCAATACTCACTGTAGCTCATAAATGGGTTTTTCATTTAATATTCACTATAAGACATAAACGGATTAAATGAAAACACTAACATTGCTTTACCTTCCCATTCAGGGTGGTCTACTTTGTTCTTTAGCTTCCAGCCTAGATAAACACGTAAACATTTACCCTTGAAGGTTTTCTTCACATAATAGAACATGAAACGATGTTTACAGGTAGCATAACAATAACCTTCTGACAGAGGACGATTACCTACCTTCTGATTACCTTTCCAGATTACCACATTATCTGCTTCAATAGCTACACCCATAATGTTTCTGCTGAAGGTATACGCTGTATTACGGAATAACCAGCAGGCACGTTTAAGATAAATTCGTAGAGGGTCTAGGTTATCACCCTTACAGTTTAATGCTAGAAGATGTTCTTTCTGCCAGCCCTCATCACCATCAAGAGTATTGTCATCTGTATCAAACCATGAAAGCCATTTAGGGAGCTTACATTCGCTATTCGCAAATAGCGGAAGAACAGGAGCTAATACAAGCCCTAGAATTGTCATAAACCAGTCTAGGGGGATGCTTAAAAGATAACGGATGTACATTGTGCTTCCTTTCTTAATTGTTGCATTGCTTTAATAGCTCTGTGTTTAAACATCTTAGCTGGAAAGAACGTGTTACCAAGTTTAAATTGTTTAATGTGCCACCAGAAGGCTCTATACATTTTGTTCTTTAGACAAGCACGTACAGACATTTGTTTATTACATTCTCTAGCGATTGTACGTACAGGGCGTTTCTCTTTTCTGCTTTCTCTACGATCTAATACGAAATACAGGGGTTTATTTCTTTTCATGTTTGCTCTTTTATATGGCCCCGCTACCCAGAATTGAACTAGGACTCCAACTTTAGAAGAATTGTTTGCTATCCATTACAACATAGCGGGATATTGGTAGTCGGAATAACTAACGTGTTAACCAACACACATATTATAACATCAATCTTTATAGTTGTAAACAGCTTCTAGTGCTTTAATCAATTTAGGGATATCTTCTTTGTAGACACGTACCTCATTATCATCTACAGAGATATCAACGAGACCATACAAGCCAACTGGCAGTGATACAGACTCTTCATCACCATCTTTATTGATGTAACTAAATCCTTTCAGCTTTTCATTATCAACAATATCCACACGTTTAAACATCAAGTTTCTCCTTCATCTTTTTAGCTTGTTTATAAATCAAATTAATTTCTTGTTCCGTCATTAATACTTTATCAGCTTTTGAAAAAGATAACAATAACTTTTTAACCCTGTACCATCTTGTCAATGGGTAGAAGAAATTATTATTGTGCCCACCCCTGCTAGTTCTCTCACACGCAGGCCACCATACAGGAGGTAACACAAAAGCAGGAAACCTAATAGCAATCTCTGTCTCGCCATCTACTAACAACTGTTTCAATGCAGCTAGAATAGCTTCTTCCTGATACGTTGTCAACTCTTTCCTATATTTATCCAATACCTTATTTTCACCATGCTTCTTACGACCCCTTTTAGGCTTAAGCTCATCAGGGACAATAACAGGCTCAGGAAAGTCAGGGTGTTTACCGCTAATCATAAACTGAATAACGTTTATTGGGTAGCGGTATTGATGTACAAGACTTCTACAACTAACACCCTGAGCTACTTTTTCTCGTATCTCCTGAATAAATTCATGTGTACAGCCAATCCTTTCTAGCCAATATGCAGAAGGAGGACAACGCCTATACCCACCATTTACAACAGGGGAAAAATCGTCAACATATTTTGCATCAGCATGATTAAATTCATCAGGGTTTGATAGGTCAATGTAGCTCAATTTTACCTTTCTGTTTTTAGTTTAAAAAGTTTTTCAGTTCTTTTTTCTCTAGAAACCTTGTTAGCACTGTTCTTAGACGACAGTCCCATCTGACTCTGAAACTCTCCAACACATTCAAAATCGTTGGGCGCTTGGTACTCAGATATTAGAACTGTGTTGTTTTTAGACCAGTCTCTCATGACTTGCCAGAACATATTGTTATCAAACTCTTTGAAAGCACCATACTGCGTGGTTCCTTCATACGGAGGGTCACAATATATTAACATATTTTCTGGTGAATGGTCTGTGTACAAACCGTATCTGAAATCTACATCAATGATTTTAGGAAGTTGTTTTAACAAGCTGCGCTTACTGCCTGCTGCATAGCAATATTTACCTTCTGATCTTGCGTAACCCCCCATCCAATCCCCACCAAAACCACACCCAAATCTTGCAAACGCCTGCATAGGGTCTTTCTCGCATACCTTGTTTTGTCTGTATTTACGCCAATCTTCCTCGCTTACATAATCCGGAGGAACCCAACCACCTTGCAGAGCCTTATACATTGCTATCAAAGCGTCGTTACCATCACTTGCAATTCGCTTCCCAGATACCTCTTGAAGTACCCATCCACCACCCACAAATGGCTCAAAGTATACTTGGCTAGGTTCTCGATAACTCTCAAGAACCTCTGCCAATTGTTTCCTAATTTTACTTTTCCCACCTAAATATCGCATATTATTTCCCTCTAAAACTTGTTTTACTATCAAAGCCATGACTAGCAATCTTTTCTTTATTTGTCATTGTAGGCATTTCCATCTTCCCTGTCAATCTGCATACCTTCTGGAATTTTGCCGTTAAATAGCTCCCAAATAATTCTAGACACTGTAGAAGTCTTTCCAGCTATTTTAACTGCCCATCTTCGGTATCCTCCGTTACAAGGTGCTGCAAAGTCATCTAGATATTTAGTATCATATACAGAGAACTCGTTAGGGTTAGATAAATCTACGTATTGGTTTGTGTATGTCATTTAATGTACATCTCTCCATGATCCTTCAAAACTAATCTTAGCTTCTCCTGCTAATTCTAACGGAAGTTTAAGATATTTGCCAGCCTCTACCATACAGTCTACCATTAATTTAGCAACATCATCTTGAATACCCCCTTCTACTTCCCAAGAATATTCATCGTGAACAAGACTGATTCTCTTTACCATTTTCCCTTTGTATAGATAATATGGTCTTCCAAGTTTATCAATATACATCTCACCCAGTTTAGCATCCATAAAGCAGGCAGTAATACTCATAGCTATTGCCCCTAAACTTTGACCTAGACAATTTACAAGTACATTCTTTCCACGTACAGAAAGTAATCTGCCATCCCATGCTGGAACATATTTATTCTTACCAACAGTTGAGAAATATTGCTCTACTTTATCCTTAAATTGACCTAAGCCGTAGTTAGCAATCCAGTAGTTATCATATGCAATCTGTGCTTCAGTCTTAGATAATCCGAGACTAGATGCCAGTTTACCTACACCACCACCATAGGCTAATAGGTAGCTCCCTGTTTTACTTTTATTCCTCCAAGGTTTGAAATCTGGATTGTCCTTATTTGTAGGATCATTAATATCAAATTTCTCCCTTAAATTGGGGAAGAATGCGAAACTATTAAAACTGTGACTATCACCATTAAGTACCATGTCAGCAAATTTACCACCATCATATTTGATAGTGTATGCAGCTAATGTTCTATTCTCAAGTGCGGACTGGTCAGCCCCACAATACCAAAACCCCTTATCTACTGTAAATAGATCGCGCATCTCTGAACCCAGTAATACCTTAACATCAGCTTTGGGGCAATTTACGACTGTACGATGTCGTACCCTGAACGTAGGTGTATATCCACTAATCTCAGCACTAATCCTACCGTCAAACTCTAATCTTGGATTACTAAGCCACCCAGTAACAACCCCTAGCCTGTTCCTCAGTGATAGAAACTTAACCACCTTAGCTGGTATCTCACCATCAAGCTTAAGAAGGTTTGGACATAGATTACCAGCGTGTTGAATCTTGGGTGTAGTAGCAATTAGCTTACCTCTTTCATCTCTAACTGGCTTACCATCTGGCCCTTTCTTAAAGTTCCAATAGTCCTCACTAGGCTTCCAGCCACTATCAATGAAATACTGTTTAAGCTCAACATTATCATCAATTTCCATTGGAAGCTTGACAGGCAATACTTCATTAGCAACTAATTTTGTCTTGAGGCCATATGCGTAAATATAACCATCCTCTAGTTTAGCATTATGCTTCTCCAGCCACTTCTCCATTACTCCACTGAGTTCTCCTGAACGTTTGAAAGGCTTAGCAGGGATTTTGTAATAAGCCTGTTCTGCTGTCTTCAGAGGTCGTGGTGGAAGTAACGGATCAACTTCCTCTTTAATCCTAGCCATCTCAGTTTCAATGTGTGCTGTGAGAGCCTTAGCCTTCTCTATATTAAACTTAACACCTGTGTAGGCTTGTGCTGAATATAGAAAGTAATCTTTTTGCATCTGCTTAAAGCTTGGGTGAATCCAACTATCACCATACATCTCTTTAGCTTGCTTCCAGAGTTTTTTTAATACACCTATATTAGCATCAACGTCATCATCACAATAGCTAGGCATAATATCGTGGTAGAAAGAGAATTCATGACCTTTTGGCTCATTACCAATCATAACTCCGGCTTCTACAAGCTTAGCTCGATAGTCCATCTTCTCGTCTTCACTACCTCTGGCAAGGTATTCTAACGAGTGCTTCATTAAGTCGGGCTGTAAATATTGTGACAATATTAGACTGTCCACAAACTGAACTTGCTTACCACCAAAGTAATCTTTTCCACCTTTACCTACAACTGGCTTGATACCAAAAAACTTCCACAACATCCAAGCATCGTAGCCTAAGATATTATGTCCTGCTACAATAACTCCATCATTGAAGGAGTTAATCCATTCTAGAATTTTTTCTGTGACATACTCTTTAGGTTGACGGAATGGATGGAGGTACATTGTTTTACTACCATCCAGACTTTTGAAACGCATGTACCACACTTTCTTAGATAATAGATAGAGGCCATCAGCCTCAATGTCCCATAACCAACCTTCCATACATATCTCCTGTATAAATATTTACAATAAAGCCTTTTTAATTCTTGTACTGGCAATTTCACAGTAATCACTAGAAAGATCAAACCCAATAAAATTTCTGTTGTTAATTACTGCCATTTTACCTGTTGTGCCACTTCCGCAAAAAGGGTCAAGCACTGTGTCTCCTTCATTGCTCCAAGATATAATGTGATCTTCTGCCAGTTTTTCTGGAAACGGGGCTGGATGTGTGGAATAGTCACCAATCTTACCTCTCCCTATTTTGTACTCCCATATATTAAATCTTCCACCATACTCCTTGATTTCCTTGTTATTTCTTTTAGAAAAATCAACAACAGATAACGAACCATCCTTTTGTCTGTCAGTGGATGATAACTTACAACCAACACTCTTGTTTAACCTATCTTTAATCATGTTAAATGTTTTCGGTTTACCTTTTGATAGTATAAACATATACTCAAAAACTTGGTGGTATCTAGTATTCATCGGAAAGGCAAAACTATCCTTAGCATATATCATTGTATCGTGCAAGTTAAACCCGATTTCCTTTGCATATAATGCTTGCTCGAAAGATGTTCCAGTCTCACTACCATTAACAACAGAATCCCCAACAATCCACACTAAAACACCACCATCTTTTGTTACTCTATAGATTTGCTGTAAAACCTCTTTCCATACAATACTATTCCAAGAAATTCCTTGATAATCTCTGAGATTATCGTATGGTGGAGAAGTTACAGTCAAGTCAACCTGTTTATCAGAAATTTCCTTAAGACCTTTTATACAATCTATGTTAGTTATATTAAATGTTCCCTCCATACCCCCTCCTATTCGATCACTTCATATTCTCTATCTTTCTTCAAAGCTTCCTTGTATAGCTCTTCAGCCTTCTTGCTATCTTTATTCTCAATAGCCTTCCATAGATCACTAGCTGGAGCTACAAATACATTCTTATAACGTTTACAACGTGGGCTCATTACTCTCCTATCTAAAATTAGCTCGTTTCCACCATTGTTTTTGACATGCTTCACAACAAAATTTATGAGGGTATTCTACTACACGTCCACATGTTAGGCAATAGCCACGTTCATTGCTCATATTCAATCTCAATCTTATCAATTAGCTCTTCAATCCAAGCTTCTGGCACAGGTTTGTTTGCTGCCACATAACGCTGCATAGCAGCTAAGATGTGTTGGACACGTAGTGAATCATGGGCATCACGTGGAGTAAGCTCTTGAACAGGATTACTAAAGTTTTTAATCATGGAGGCAAACACTTTAAGATCATCTTCTTCTGCAAACATTGGAATATTAATTTTTGGAATATCCCCTTGTACAAGTTTAAAATCATCAGGGAATTTTTCGTATGCCCAATTAAGCTCGTAACCTGTAGAGATATTTTGTAACTTAACCGTATTGAAATCTTTATGGTTCTTTACCACTTTCAATACATCTCCCTCTCTGGTGGCTGTCCGGTGTTCACATACACACAAATATTTCTGTCCTACTTCAGGCTTCCACATTATTCATCCTCCTTAATGTTGTTCAAATGACTTAGTAGTTCTACACTTATATTTGTATATATTATAGATGATACACGGTGTTAGTGCAACACCTAAAATGATTGTGTTGATTAATTTCATGCTGTTTCCTTTCCATGACGTTCTGTGTACCCTGCATTTTTTACATTCAATGCTAGTATCATTTGTTCCCGATGTTTACAGGCTTTTTCATAAGCATTGTCGTAACCTAAAAGTCTGCAATTAAAAGATTTACTTTTAAGCTTACCGTTAATATCTCGACAATACGCTATCCAGTAAGGATCATTCCAATGTTCTCTCTTTTTCAAATAAAATTGCACACCTGTCATTCCAGAAGTATTAGTTATCTGCATACTTCTATTTCTATTATTTACCAATCTACTCACAAGTCTTAAATTTTCAATACAATTA